CACGCTGGCAAAATTTTACTTACAAATGATGCAGACGGTAAATTTACTTTACCTTCAATCAATGTAAATGCAAATGGAGCATCAGCAGGTGATAATGACGTTAACAACTTAAATAATATTGGTGCAACTTTTCACTTTGTAGTGGAAACTGCTGCAACTGATATGGACATCAAAACAGATGGTACTGATAAATTTGTTGGTGGTATCATGATAGCAGTAGATAATGGTTCTAAAAAAGCTTTCATTCCAGCTGCAACTAATGATGTTATAACTATGAATGGTTCTACAAAAGGTGGAATTCTTGGTAGTGTGGTATCTTTCACAGCGATCGATACAGGTACATATTTGGTTCACAGTTCTTTACTGCTTGGATCAGGTACAATAGTAACACCATACGCAGACGCTTAATAAATAATTAACTCGAGGTGCCTGGTAATGCAGGCACCTTTTAAAAGGAGAAAAACATGGCAGACACAGTATTAAATACAACTGTATTCGACGGATCAAAAAAACTAATCACTCACTACAATGTGGTTTCTGATAGTTCTGGAAGCACAACTAAAATAGTTGACGTTTCTACATTAGCATCAAACAATGGTAAAACTTGCAAAACTGTAAGACTAAACAAAGTTAGTTTTAATGTTTCAGTAACAGCACCAGCTGATGCAATTAGAATGCAATGGGATGCAACAACAGATGTTGTATTTCAAACTTTAGCAGGTGAAATGGAATACGATTATACATCTTTTGGTGGATTAAAAAACACTGATGCTAGTGGATTCACTGGTGATGTAAATGTTGTTTTACCAGCTTGCACAGCAGGAGATACCGGAACAATTGTTTGTGAATGGATTAAAGTTTACGAATCGTAGGAGGCTAAATGGCTAATACCACTTCGGAAACAACAACTTTCGATAAAACTTTTGCTATTGATGAAATAATAGAAGATTCTTTTGAACGTATTGGATTACAAAACGTTGCAGGTTATCAACTTAAATCTGCTAGAAGATCTTTAAATATTTTATTTCAAGAATGGGGAAACAGAGGAATTCATTATTGGGAAGTAGGAGAACTAGATTTAGATTTAGTAGAAGGACAAGCTGAATATAAATTTTTTAGAGCAAGTTCAGATGGCACAAGTGCTACATCAAATCCCAATGGTGTATATGGAATATCCGATGTCCTTGAAGCACAATTAAGAAACAATAGAACAGCAACAACTCAATCAGACAGTCCTATGACTAAAGTAGATAGATCAACTTATGCAGGTTTTTCAAACAAACTTTCTAAAGGAACACCTAATCAATATTGGGTTCAAAGATTTATTAGTCACGTTAGTATTAGTGTTTATCCTACACCTGATTCAACAAACGCATCTAAAGATATGCATTTCTACTACATAAAAAGAATTCAAGATGTAGGAGACTATACAAATGCAACAGATGTACCATTTAGATTTGTACCTTGTATGGTTGCAGGTTTAGCATTTTATCTTGCACAAAAATTTCAACCACAATTAGTTCAACAAATGAAATTATATTATGAAGATGAATTAGCTAGAGCTCTTGCAGAGGATGGTTCAGCTTCAAGTACGTTTATTACACCAAAAGCTTATTACCCAGGAACATAATGTCAAAATACGCAACAGGTAAATATGCAAAAGCAATATCAGACAGATCTGGTATGGAATTTCCCTATAGAGAAATGGTTAGAGAATGGAATGGTGCGTTTGTACATAATTCAGAATTTGAACCAAAACAACCACAACTCGATCCAAAATCAACGGGAGGTGATGGTGTTGCANTATTGNATGTAAGACCNGGAAGATTAGAACCNTCTGTTTTAATATCCCTAAGAGATAATCCATTTGAAACTTTTAAAGCGGGTTCTAGTATTATAAATATATTTGCACCTGGTCATGGTTTAACAAATGGAACTACTCATAGATTTAGAGGTTCCGTTACTACATCACCTGGAACGGGTACACCTTACAACCCAAATACAGGAGTGTCAGGTAATCCTNTAGCAGGATTTTCTAATATATTAAATTTTGATGGTATTTTAGGATCTAACATACAAAGATCAATAGGTTATACAATTACAACAGGTATTTACAAAACTGTTGATGGAGTTGATCAAAGAATTACAACAGATTATTCTTTAACCAATTTTTTTCATTTTACTGTAGTCACAAATACTGCTACAGTAGGCCAAACAAGAGGTGGAGGAAATGGCTGTTCAATTGGACCAGTTAGTTTAAAGTCATGATAAATAAAATTAAAATTTTTTGGTATAAATTTTTAAAAAAACAACATTGTTGGGAACATAATTCTTTTACAAAAAGTTGTTTAAATTGTTTGGAGATAATTAGATAATGGCTGGTATAAGTTATGCAACTTTAGTTACACAGATTAGAAATTATACTGAAACAGATTCTAATGTTTTAACTACAGATATTTTAGAAAATATAATTCTTAATTCTCAGTATAGAATTATGAGAGATATACCTATTGATGCAGATAGAAAACAACAATTAGGTAATTTTGCGGCAGGACAAGAATCTATAAATGCACCTGCAGGATGTTTATTTATTAGAGGTATACAAGTTTATGATACTGCAGGATCTGCTATTACAGGGGCTAACAGATGGCTAGAAAAAAAAGATATGACCTATCTTCAAGAGTATCAAGATATAACAGGTACATCAGCAGCCCAAGGTCAACCTAAATACTACGCTTCATTTGGTGGTGCAACTGGAGACTCAGACACTACATCAGGTAGAATATTTTTATCACCAACACCAAATACAACATATAGATTTAGGGTTCATTACAATAAAATGCCTGCTACTTTAGAATCTGGTAATACTACTAATTATATTAGTATGAATTTTCCAAATGGCCTTTTATATTGTTGTTTATCAGAGGCATATGGATTTTTAAAAGGTCCAATAGATATGTTGACACTTTACGAAAATAAATATAAACAAGAAGTACAGAAGTTTGCTAACGAGCAAGTTGGTAGAAGACGAAGAGACGACTACACAGACGGCGCAGTTAGAATACCAATTAACTCAGCAAACCCATAGGAGATAAATTATGGCAATAACATCGGCAATATGTTCAAGTTTTAAACAAGAACTTTTACAAGGTAAACACAGTTTCGCATCATCTGGTGGTGATACTTTTAAATTAGCATTATTCGATAGTGATGCTTCTTTAGGTGCTGCAACAACAGATTATTCAACTTCAGAAGAAATTACAAACACATCAGGAACAGCTTATACAGCTGGAGGTGCAACTCTTACAAGATCAGGAGTTGGTTTAACAGGAACAACAGCCTTTACAGATTTTGGTGATGTTACATATTCTTCAGCTTCTTTCACTGCAAACGGTGCAATGATTTACAATACAACTACAGGAACGGGTTCAAGTACAACTGACTCTGTAGCAATTATTGCTTTCGGTGGTGACAAAACAGCAAGTAATGGAACTTTTAAAATTGAGTTTCCTGCAAACGACGCTACAGCAGCAATAATCAGATTAGCATAGGGGGCCGACCATGTCGGTAAACTCAGGATGGGGCAGGTTCACCTGGGGCCAAGCTGAATGGAATGAGGACGCAACTTTAAAAACAGGTTGGGGTGCTCAACAATGGAGTGGCGATGGTGGTTGGGGAGATCTTTCTGATCAAACTGTTTCTGTTTCTTTAACAGGAATACAAATTACATCTAGTCTTGGTTCAGTTGATGTTCCTGATCAAGTCATAACACCTACAAGTTTTGAAATAACATCTTCACAAGGTGAAGCTTTTGTTCCCGTTGTAATTGATACAACTTTATCCGCAACATTCTCAGTTGGCTCATTAATAGTTAATGAGATGACTTTAGGTCTAACAGGCCAAGAAATAACATCTGCATTAGGTGCACCAGTTGTAGCAGACATGACTGTTGGTATAACTGGATTAGATTTAACTTTATCACAAGGTACAGCTTTTGCTCCAAACGAAACTGCAATTGTTTCTGGTCAAGAAATAACTTTAACACAAGGAACTGCAGTTGGATCTTCTTCACAAGAAGCAGACTTAACAGGTATTGCAGCAACATTTACTTTAGGTTCTATAATTATACCTAATGATACAGTTATTATTTCTGGACTTTCTATGGAAAGTCAACTTGGTTCTATTATTGGATTAGGAGGTGCTGTTGCTAATCTAACTGGTATCAGTATGACATCCAGTGTAGGATCTTTAACTATAGAAGAAGGTTTAGGATTAACAGGAATATCATTCAGCGCTAGTCTTGGAACAATTACAACCATACCAGATATGAAGGTTGGATTAACTGGACAATCCGCAACATTTAGTATAGGGACTGTAAAGATATATTTGCTTATGGCGATGTTGACACTGGTTCTAATACATCGTATAGTAATATTTCAACGGGTTCGAATTCTTCATATTCGGATGTTGCAACTGGATCAAATACAAGTTATAACGATGTAGCAGCGTAGGAGAATTTTTTATGGCATCAACATACACCCCTCTGGGTATAGAAAAACAAGCAACTGGCGAAAATGCAGGAACTTGGGGTACAAAAACAAATACAAACTTAGAAATCGTAGAACAAATATCTGGCGGTTATATAGCTCAAGCTGTTTCTGATTCAGGAGACACAACTCTTTCAGTATCAGATGGATCAACAGGCGCAACTCTTGCACACAGAGTCATAGAATTTACAGGATCTCTTACAGCTTCAAGAAACGTTACAATACCTTTAGACGTACAAAATTTTTATTTTTTAAAAAATGCAACTTCTGGATCTCAGAA